TCAGTTGGCGGAAACGGCCATAGACGCCGTGCGGACAAGCTCCCACCCATAGCCACGCCGACTGACGATCTGCACGTCGGCGCCGATCCGGCGCAGCTTAGCGCGGATCTGCGATATGCGGACGTGCGCCAGGGAATTATCGTTGCCGTCCTCCGCCAATGGGGCGAGCAGGCAGACGCGCTCGATCGATATCTGCCCATAACGCACCAGTTCGTAGGCGACCTGCGCCTCGGACGCGTAGAGGGGCACACGCTGATCGCGCCAGAACAGCGTGTGAGGCTCGTCGATCGCGACCAACGAGCCTCGCTCTACCCGCTTCTGCCGCGGCGCACCGCAGCAGTCGCATACGGACATCCAACTACCGGCGTAGCTTAGTGGTGGCCACACGAATGCCGGCAGCGGACGCACGGGCAAGATACTCCATACCGCCGGTTCCCGGGACCGACGCACCGAACGTCTCGTGGATCAAGTCAGCCTGCATGTACGCTGATGCAGTTCCAGTCGATCCATCCCCGAACATCACAGGCGTCGGTGCCGCAGTCGAGATCGGAACGAAGCTGACCAGCTGGTCCGCCGAAGCGTTCACTGCGGCCAGCATCGCCTGCTCGGCAGCCAGCACCCCGGCCGCCACATTGTAGCCGGAGCCAAGACCTCCGCTATCTACGCCAATGACGAAGATCGGCACGGCCGGCCCAACGATCGCACGGATCGCGACGATGTTACCCGCCAACTCGGACTGGATTAGAGCGGGTGCCTTATCGCGGTCGTTGATCGACCCCTGGACGAAAACGGCATCCACGCCGCCAGGCAAGGCCTGAAGCAAGGCCAAATCGTTCATGCGGGCGCCGTAGCGGAGACCGAGCGATGGATTGTCGCTTGCGATGCCGGTCCCTGCGACGCCGAGCTGCAAGGCGTCGGTGACCCCCAGAACACGCATCGTGATCGATGCATAATTGTCGTGCGCAAAGCTGTTGGGCGTGTTCGACTGAGTGCCGTATGCGGCCTTGCTGTCACCGATCCACGCGGCCCGCAAGAAATCCGCTGGGGTCGGCCGCCATACACGCGAGGTAGGCGAGACATAGACCCCGCGAAACGGGAGGTTAAGTTCGCTCTCGAAACGAATGTGCCGACCCTTGGCGGATTTCGCACCGAAATCGATGATCAGATATTGAAAGCCACCGGAATTGGCGTTGCCCATGACCGCTGGCGTGCGGCTGACGAATTGTCCGTCGACCAGGATGCGTACCTGCGCGACTGGATTGTAGTTCAGCATCAGCGCCGGTGCAGCATCGTCGGTGATGATCTCAATCGCCCAGCCAACAGCCCCGCGACCCGAACCACCTACCGGGTTCGCGACCGCCGATGCCACTACAGGGAATCCGAAACTCGCTCCGGAGACCTGCGTCGGAATGCCGCCATAGAAAGCGCCCCAGCTGTTGTCCGCATCATTCATAAGCCGCGCTTGCGTCTTGCCGGTGCCGGCGGTCGCAGACCACGTTAGCGTAGGTGCCGCCTTGCCGGCGGAGGGGCCTGAACCATAATCAGGAAGATCGTATGCGTTGCTACTGAGCGCGCGCTGTTGCTGGCGCACCAGTTTGTCGACCTGCGGACTGATCCCTCTTGACGCGAGAAGCCCCGCCATCGTCGTCGACTTCGTCGTCCCGTTCTGAACGACCCGGATAACCTCGCTGCCGGACAGTTGCTGCGCGAGCGCAGGCAAGGAAAGGAAGGCGAGCGCAATCGCGCCCATCCCGCGGATGAACTTCATCATGTCAAAAGCCTTTCGTGGCTTGGTGGAGAAAAAGGTTGTCAGCGCGCCTTGCGCTCGGCAGCCGGCGCGCTGCGCGGCCAAGCGTCGAGCAGCAGTTGCCGGATGTCGTCGCAGGCCTTCAGGTCGAAGCGCCCGTTACGGATCGTTGCGTCGTCGTCGGCGGCCGTCGCGCTACCGTCGGCCTGATGATGCTGCGGCGTCGGCCGGCAGGGCACCATCGCCGCGGGCGGAGGGTCCGGGATCGTCGGCGTAGAGGGCGGCATCGAGCGCGGTGATGTCGCGCACGCGCTCAGCAGCGCGGCAATGGATGCGGCCAGCAGCAGTCTGGGCATATTCCCTCACGGTGTTCGTGGATCGAAGGATGATCGGCTCGCGCGCGGCGAGGCGATCGGCGAAGGTTGTCGCCGCGGTGGCGATCTGGCGGGCGAAACCGCGCTCCTGCTCGGCACGCACCCGGTCGGCGCGCTCGACCGACGCGGTCCATGCCGACCGCTCGTTGGTCAGGGTCTGCCGCACATCGTCGCGCTGCGCCCGGAAGATCAGCGCCAAGCCCGCCAGCACGACGATCGGGATCGCGGGCCAGAACCGCCGCACCAGCCCCGCGACCGTCAAGGCGGTCATGCCTCGTTGCTCGATAACGAGACGCCGGTTGAAGCGACCTTCACCGGCTGTCCGGTGAGGGGAACGCCGAGAGGCCAGCGCCGCGCGATGCACCGCTTCTTCTCGATCCACGCGCGCGTGACCGCATCGCCCTGATTGCCGCCCAACACCCGATATGCGGTTGCGTTCTCACCGTCGTAGAAGCCTACGTGCCCTCCACCTGGACGCTCGAACACCAGCACCGCGCCGGGGGCGAGGTCGTTGGGCGCAACAGGGCTGCCCCAGTCGGCCCATGCCTTGGCGCGCACCGCAATGGACACTGGCTTGATGCCGACCTCATGCAGGCAGGCGGCGACGAACACGCCGCACCACGGCACGCTGTCGGCGTTGTAGGCAATTCCCAGCACCTTGGTGCCGAGGCGCTTCGCCCAGCCCATGATCGTCGGCGAGTTGGCGACGCCCGGCGCTTCACGCGTGCCAAGCTTCGCCCGCGCGGCGGCAAGCCACGCAGGTTCTTTCGTCATCTGCTATTCCTCGTTGGTTAAGGGGTCGGTTCGCTCGTGCCGCCCAGCAGGCGCGCGAGGGGCGCCGGCAGCAGCGTGGGCAGCATCCGCAGGATGACGCGGATCGTGCCGATTCCGGTCCATCCGGCGCAGATACCAGCCAGCAGGATCGTCCATGCCGGCCATTGGAAATGCAGAGCCGCCGCCCCGCCGAGCGCACCGAACGCCGGCAGTAAGGTGCACAGCACAGCGATGTCGCGCCACGTGACCGGCTTCCCGGCTTCGATCTTGCGCCCGATCTTCAGAACCTGCCCGGCGGCGACGGCAAACGCCGCGAGCGCATAAGCCTGCCAGTCCCTCATAGCGTCACCACCGCGATCCCGAGGCCGGTGAAAACCAGCACGCCCGATACGAGGAAGCTGGCGGTGCGATGCCGGGAAAAGCCCGCCATCACGAACGCCATGCCGGTCACCGACAGGACAGCGGCCAAGCAATCCGTCGCGATGTCGAAATCCGTCCAGGCATCCGGACGCGTGCTGATCAACCGGGCGGCGTCGCCCATTGAGCCGAGGCTGTACGCGCCGCCGATCAGGACACAGCCGATGAAGAACAACGTGGCGCTCCACGGCGTCTTGATGGCGGAGACGAGATCGACGTGCAGCTGGTCGACCGCCGCCCGGAACCGCGATCGGCACGCCCGTTTGTCGCCCCGGCACCAGCCGAAATGCCAAGCGGCCGACATGATCGGCACCAGCCAGTTGCCGGCGGCAACCGAGAAGCGGACGCCGTAGAGCATCATCGTCCAGATAGAGACGACGCTCAGGATATGGCCGAGCGGGGTCATCGCGCGGCCCCAGGGGCCGCGACGTTCATGCTTTCCATCAATTTTCTCCGGGATCAGGCGGGCCAGTTCACCGCCACAGCAGCCGCCTTCTTGGCGGCGATGGTCTTTGCGACGCGGACAGCGGCGCAAGCTGCCGCCTCGCGCGCCGCGATCTCAGGCACGGTCGATGAGGTGGTCATACCCACCCGAAACCGCGCGATTGCCTTGTCGATCGTGTCGCCGAACGCCTTTGCGTCCGCGAGTGCATAGGGGAACGTCGCCACCCGGCGAGCCGCAGGCCACGCGCTAATCGCGGTAAGCGTCTGCGCCACTGTCCCGACCAGCCCGCCCCCTAGCGCCGCGTCCCATGAGGCCACCTCCGCCGCCTTCGCCGGGTATTCCGCAGACTTGGAGGGCAGCGCCGTACCGATCGCCATCTTCAGGCCATCCGCCTTCCGCTTAATCTCGGCGATCAGCGAGGCCTCCACCTCCGCGATCGTCGACGCGGGCTTCACCACCGCAGTCAGGCTGGAGCCGTTCCACCACCATTCCCCCGGTCGCACCTCGACGCCCATGCACGGATGCGGTTCGTGCCCTTCCGGGCAATTGAGCATGACGTTTTCGATGGTGTCTGCATCGACCAATTGCGTCACCATCCCATCGGCTAGCGCCACGATCGCGAACTTCACTTCTTATACTCCGTAGCATTGATCTTCGTGTTGAAGACGGTGCCGTTCCGCTGAGCGACAGACAGGGTAATGCGGACAAAGTAACGGGCGATGCCAGCGCTGGGCACATCGTTTTCCCAAAAGCTGAAATATGGCCCTTCACGAAATGGCGTAGACCCAACGAGACGTTGCTGGCCGTTTTGCTCGCAATACAGCGCCAAGAACCACATGTTCGGAGCAGTCATCCCGCTCTCGCCATCGACGTAATTTGTCGAGAGCCGGACGTCGATACGGACGTATCCGGTTCCCGCGATTGAGATGGTCAGCGTGCCAGTGTCCGCTACGGTGTTCTGCTGGAAGCCGTACGTGCCCCCTGTGGTTGTGAGGCTGTTCGTGATCGACCCGTTCTGGATAGTCCGCGACGTGACCGTGCCGGTCACCATCAGGTTGCCGTCGATCAGCGTGTTCGCGCCGATGTAGAAGAGCGGCGACGTGCCATCCTTCTTCGTCAGCGAGATCTGGGTGGCTCCGTCGTTTGTCGTGCCAGTGACCCGCCAGTAAACCTCGGTGCGGCCGTCGATGCCGGTGATCGAGCCGGTCTGCTGTTCGACGACGCCGATGCGCCCATTGTACTCGGTGCGGAGCGTCTCAACTGACCGTGCCACGACACCAGTCTTCGCGTCTGCAATAACGGTCGCAGCTTGCGTGATCGTTGACGTAAGATAGTCCGAAAGCCCGCTGCCTTGCGTGCCCGCAACCTGCGCTTGAAGCGTCCGCACCACTTCCGCCGCGGCGTAGCGGTTCGGCAAGTCGGCGAGCGTGTCTTCTGTGGCTTTCACCCGTGCAGACACCGCTGGGATGGTTTCGGTGATCGCCTTGCGTGCGGCAATCTCCATATCAGAAGCAGGTCGCAGCAGCGCGGAGATCCACCGCAAGGTCTTATCGTAACGTACGGGAGCGAAGCCCTCCCAGTTGGTCATCAAGTGAAAGTTGAGATAGCCGTTACCGCTCTCCGGGACGTAAAACAGTTTCGCCCATTTCCGCACGCCACCGCCGCGGTCCACGTCGCCAGCCACGCCGTTGATGTCAGGATCTGCCGCAAAGCTGAGATGGTACATCCCGTGTAGCGTGAGGCCCGAACCCAGCCATGTGCCGGCGGTCTTCCAGACCTCGGCCTCAAAAACGTACCATCCGCCGGAGGTGTAAATCGGCGTTTGTATGAAGCCAGAGTTGATGCCGGCAGCAGTATGTTCGAGCATGTAGCCGGTCGGACGCAGTGAAGCGGGAAGCCGGCTATAAAGCCCGACTTCACCCCAGCCGGCGTATGCGTCAGGCGGCAGGTAAGGATTCGTCCAATACGCAAAGTCAGGGTTTGCGTTCATTGCCGATCCCGCGGCCATCGCTGCCGCTTCAACCGCAGACGTGCGAGTGCCGAGGGCGCGATCTGCTTCGGTGAACGCGGTCGTGACGTCCCTAGCGCTGGCGCTGACACGCTCGCCCATGCGCGCCTCGATCGCCACGCTCTCGCGAGCCAGCGCGGCGTCCTTCTCGACTAGGGTCGTGACCTCGCGGGTAACCCGCGCGTCCACGTCGGCAGCTCGCTGCTCACCCTCGGCATCCTCAAAGCGAACATAGTCGACGTAGGTGTTGAGCGGGGTGTCGCCCTCATGGTTGAGCAAGATGCAGAGCCGCACCTGCTTCGTACCGGGGGCAAATTTCTGCCAGCTGTCGTTGCCCTCGCCGGTCATCACCTGCGCGAACTCACCCATCGCGCTCGTATTTCCGATGCGTACCTCGACGAGGCACGAGTACCGGTAAGATCCGTAGCTTCCGTGATCGAGCAGGTTGCCGGAGTCGTCCAGGCAGGCGACGCCGATGAAGACCTTGCTGCCGGGGGTGAAGGGTTCGCTTGCACTGTACGCGCCGATCCGGGTGGCGATCCTGTAGCGACGGTTCGTATCGACCGGGTAGGTGGCGACACTGAAGGCCGCGACCCCGCCAGCTCGTGGCTCGGCTATCAGGCAAGATGCCCCGTCGTAAGCTGAGCCAATGAACACTCCCTCGCGATCGAGAGCCGGCGCTGACGCCTCCGGCCCGATCTTCCAGTGATCGGCGAGGGGATACTCGGCGGTGAACTCTCCCGCCTGATGGGCGCCGGTACGCAGCGAACTGCTGAAGGTCTCGACGCTGCGGGTGACCGCTGCGTCGCGCTTGATCGCCGCCTCGTCGACGCGCTTGATCTCGACACGCGCCACGCTGTCGACGCCCTCGCTGCCGCCGCCACCTTCGGCGATCAGCGTGTCGACGCGCCGGTTGACCGTGTCAGCATCTTCTATTGCCTGTCCCGCGCGATCGTACGCGTCGTCAGCGCGCCCCTTCGCGGCGGTGATGCGCTCGCCCGCGTCGGTAACCGCCTTCTCTACGGCCGGGATCGTCACCGTCTCGAAGTGGTTCTGCTGCGCCTGAGCCGCATCGAACGCTGCCAGCACGTCAGTGACCGGCCGACCGCCGATGTTCGTGCCTTCGGGCGCGCCCACGGTCGCGTTGTCCTCGGGCTTTGTGCCGGTCGGGTCGGAAATCGTGTCCCACGACACCGGGCGCTCCAGCGCGATCTCGTCAAGCGACGGCGTCGCGACCAGCGCAGGCGTCGGGGGCGGCGTGCCAGTGCGGCCGAGCGCGAAGTCGTGCTTCGCCATCGTCTCGCCGCGCAGCACCAGCGTGACACCCATCGTGGCGGGGTCGAGCGTACGGCGCAGCACCACGGCCGGCTGGTTGACCAGCCCGACGTCAGGCAGGTTGATGGTCAGCAGGTCGCCCGGCCCATAGCGGCGCATGCGCGGCTTGCAGGGCAACTCGATCTCGCCCAACTCGCGGCGATCGAGCAGTTCGTACGCCGCCAGCTGGCGGGCCTGCGCGGGGTCCTGCACGAGGTCGTACTGACGCTCTTCGCGCTTTTCCTCGCCATCCTCGGTCAGATAGGTTGCAATCTGGACGGGATCGGTCGCCACATATTCCCAGCGGTGCGTCTCCGAACGGTACTTCGGCACGATGGTGTTGAGCCGCTGCTCCCATCCCTGCATCGCTCCGACGACGATTTCGCCTTCGGCCAGGTCACTTGCCGTGATCGTGTCGAGCGCGATCCGGGGCGCGTTGACGCGCACGCCAAGTCGCCCGCCGATCCAGCAAGGCTCGGCACCGCCGGCCGCAAGGATGCGCTTCAGGTTGTCCCACTTGCTGCTCGACGGCTCGAACAGCATGCCGTCGCAGTTCCAGCGGTTCGCGGTGCACACATTGTGCAGGTGCACGAACTGCTCGACGATCAGGCCGTCGAGCGGGATGCCGGCGCCGAAGGTCTTTCGATACACCGAGCCGCCGACACGGGTGTCGCGCTCGTAAATGCCGAGCGCGTACCGCAGCGCCAGCAGTCCCGGCGAGCGGGTGAACGACCACGTCGCGCGCGCCGCATCATGGCCCGCGGTGTCACCCGGAGGCGCCCAGCGGCTTGCGCCGGCACCGCCCGGATAGGTGCTGTCCTCAACCGGGTTCCAGCACCGCGCACCGCGCCACACGGCGCCCATCTGGGCGAAGCCTGACGCGAACACCTCGCCGTCGCGGTCGAACAAGCCGTTGTAGGCGATAGCGGCCTTGCCCGACAGGCGGGCATCCGCGCCCCAGCCAGGTGCGCCGGGGAAACGCAACGGGAGCGCCGCGGCTTCGACCTGCTGCCCCAGCTGGAACGACCGCCACAGATGCTCGCGGAAGTATCCGTTCGTGCCGGCCACCGGCCCTTCGGGGCGCATCGCGATCGGCGCGAGGTCGGCGTAGATCGCCTCCAGCCCGTCGACGGGACCGCCGACCGAATGGACGTCGGCCGCGAGAAGATAGGGGTTCTTCACCTTCTTCAGCGTGGCGCCGTAGCCGACCAGCTGCACGCGCGCGCCGCCGTAGTAGGTGCGGCCGACGATCCACGGGCTGTCCTGATCGCTGCCGATCGTCGTCTGCGAGACCGATCCCTGACGTGGGGGCGTCGAGGCGGTCAGCGATGCTCCGACACTCGCAGCGGTGGACGCGAGCGCGGCATAGGTCGCCACCGATTTCAGCGCCACGACGCCGATCGTCGCGACGCCTGCCGTCGACAGCGCCAGCGCCGCGAACGCCACTACGCCGGCAATCTTGCCGACCGTGCCTGCTACGCCGCTCACAGCCGCCACGCCGCCTTGTAGGGCTGCGTCACCACCGGCTCGATCGCGACCAGCCCTCGGGCGAGGTCATCGCCGTGATAGCCGAGCACCTTGCCGCCGGCCGCAATCACGACGGCGTCGAACGCGTCGTCACCCTCCATCAGGGCGAGATCGCCGATCAGCATGCCGGCCGGCGCGATCCGCGGCAGAAGGCTGTCGAGCAGGTCCATGATGCCGGCATGCCCGGTCGCCGCCAGCGCGCGCTTGGCGCCGAGCGCCGAACGCAAGTCGGGCATCTTCGGGGGCTTGTGCCCGAGCGCCACCATCTGGGCACGCGCGAGGTGCAGGCAGGTGCGCCGGCCGGTCCACGAAAACGGACGATCCCGGAAACGCGCGACCACCCGCTCGGTACGCACGCGGCGTTGCTCCAGATCAAGCACGCGACGACGCTCCGCGCGGAGCCGCCGCGGCGCCCCATGCCACGTCGGTGGTCAATCCAGTCGCGTTGTCCAAGCCAGCTTCTCCGGGATAAATCATGCGGTGGAAGGAAGGCGACAGCGTGTTGCCCTCGTTGCGGAGCATCAGCCGTTGCCCGTGCGTGACGCAGCCGATCTCCAGCACGCGCGTGCCGCGCCCGATGCGCAGCCGCATGCTGTCGACCTGCCAGTCGACCATCTGGTCGGGTTGGCCGATGACGCCGCCGTTTCGTTCGTCGATCTCCGCCACCCACAGGCGCAGCCGCGCGCCTTGGTTGCCCGGCGCCGTCAGCGCCGCTGCGGCGGTGGTGGTCGGCGGCGCCATCGTCAGCATCCCGGCCGGGGCTTCGTCGCCGACCCCTTCGGTCAGCGCATCGAACCCGGTCAGGATGCCGAACTCGGCATCTTCGGCCTGATAGGTATCGCCATTCCAGCGGACGAAGCCGCCGTCGCAAAGCGTGATCGCGCGAGATGGCAGTTCCAGCTTCATCAGGCCGGACAGAAGCACCCGCTCCATCAGCGCGCCTCCTCAATGGCGAACTCGATCGACGTCGTTCGGTCGACGGCGAGGTTCCATGCGCGCGAATTGCCCTCGACGATCCCCTCGACCATCGGCGTGGCCAGATGCACGGCAGCGCCGTTCTGGAACGGCACCCGCAGCATCTCGGACAGCGGCAGCACCATGCGCCCATCGGCGCCGGCCACCGCGTCATCGGCTACGTTGTGGAGGTAGTGCTGTCCGGTCGGATCGACGATCGACAGCCAATAGCCTTCACGCGCGACATAGCCGGGCGCGAGGCCGCGCAGGTTCAAGGTCAGCCCGCTTTGCGCCGCGCCGTCGGTCACCGGCGCACCCGGCTCCCCCTGATCCACGAAGATCGGGTAGGGCACCCTCAACCCGACGCGCTGCCCGCGGATCAGGCGGGAAACGACGACGCGGCCCTGCTCGGGCTCGTACGGCGGGAAGCCGAGCGACACGCGATAGTGCGAGCCGAGCCGGTTTACCTTCAGCGCCGCCGTGTTGAGCGGCGAGCGCATCACCCCGCCGGCATCCACCAGCGAAGGCGTGGCGGCGTTCGGCACCGCCCAGTCAGGAAGCTCGATCACGCCAGCCGCTGCCGCTGCCGGAGCGCGCCCGCGCGGTTGCCTTCACGCACCGTCTGCACAGAAACGCTCCCTGAAATGCCGGCCACGCGTGGCTCGAACATCTGACCCTCACCGACCACCAGCTGCACGACGGACTTCGATTGTTGTGCGCGAAGCCCGCCGTTCGGGATGATGCTACCGCTCATCCCCGGCGCGAAGATTTCGGGACCTTCCTCGCCGACGACGAACCACTCGTTGGGCGTGATCGCGCCACCGTTCTTCCGGAAGCCGCCGAACGACGACGACGCCATGGCACTGCTCAGCGCGCCGCTTGCCTGACTCGCGATCGATGCGCCGAGCGCCGCATCGCCCCCACCGCCGCCCGCAAACAGCATGTTGGCGAGCGGCTTGATCAGCTGCTGTTGAATGGCGATGTCGATCAGGCTCGCCATGATCCGCTTGCCCATGTTCACGAAGGCATCGCCCAGCTTCTGCGTGCCCAGCACGGCGTCCGTCAGGTCCTGATTTAGCCCCTTCAGGGCATCGACGCGCATCGCCTCGACGTCTTCCCGAATCGCGGCGCTCGACCGGCCCAGCTGGCGCATGAAGGTGTCGCCGGGACCTTCGTTCTGCCGATCGACACTGGCGCGCCGCTCGGCATAGACCTGCGGCAGCATGTCGCGGCGCTTGCGGGCGTTGTCCCACTCCGCCGACGCCGTGCTTTTCGTGGCAAGGATCAGGTCGAGGTCCGCCTCTTCCTGCCGACGCTGGAGGTCGAGCAGGCGCAACTCGCCATCGCGCCGGCCGGCGATGCTGTCGGCAAGGTCGATCTCCGCGCGCACACGCTCCTGCGCGCGCTCGTTGTCGGCCCCAGCGAGGTCGTATTCCTGCTGCGCCAATGCGGTCGAACGATCCCGCTCGACGATGCCGCGGCGGATGGCGAGTTCGGCATCTTTCGCAGCCAGCAGTTCCGCGCGACGCGCTGCGGTCAGGTTTTCATCGACACCGTTCTGCCGGATCGTCGACGCGCGCTCTTCGTCGAGCGCCGCCATATCGGCCCGGTAGCGCGCCTCAATCCCGCCTGTCAGGTCGGCTTGCGCCTGCAACTGGGCGACCCGCGCGCGGCCGATTTCGTCCAGGTACTGAGCGTCATTTTGAGCGCTGCGGTCCTTCGGGGCACGGGTCTTGCGGGCCTTGCTGTCGTCGTCCTCGAATTTCACGTCGCGGGTGACGCCGGTGTCTTTCTCGGCAGCCGAGATCGCCTTGTCGAGAATGTCGAAACGTTTCAGCGTTTCGGCCTGAACGGCTGCCATCTTCGCGAAGTTGGCAGCGGCCTGATCGCGATTATCAGCCGGCTCGAATCCGAAGAAACCCAGCACCTTCTTGTCGATCGACCGTTCCCAGTCGTTGCTTCCAAATGAGACGGCTTCGTACGCCTTCTGCGCCACACTGGTCGACGCAGCCCGCGCCCGCATGCTCGCCGCACGTGCCGCTTGCAGGTCCCCGCGCGCGGCCTTGACCGCCTCGATCGCGCGAACGCGGTCGGCGCGCGCCAACGCCAGCGCTTCCTTACGCGCCTCGCCTTGCGCGAACGCCAGCTTCTGCACGATGTCGACACTGTTCGCGGTCGCGGCGCTCGCCGCGTCCATTGCGCCGACGTACTTCGCCGAGGCCTGACGTTGCTGCGTCAGCAGCGGCAGCAGGATCGATAACGCGGTGACCGCCAGGCCGACCGGACCTGCGAAGCGCAGCATTGCAGCACCTAGCGCACCGATCGCCGTACTGGCGCCCGCAGCGAGCAGCAGCCGTCCCAGCATCGTCACGAGGAAGCCGACCGGGTTCAGCAACGCACCAGCTGCCGTACCGATGATGGCGAACGATCCGCCCAGGGCCGTGCCACGAATGGCGAGCAGGGCCAGCAGCGGCAACAGCTTCGTGCCGATCAGCACCATGGGGCCGAGCGCGGCTGCCGCCAGTCCGGCCGCGGTCACTAGATAGAAAAAGGCGGGCGGGGCCGACGCAAGGCGCTCGACCAGCGCCGCGACGCTATCCTTCACGAAGGTCACGACCTGAATGAGGCCGGCCTCACCGATCGCAATCTTCAGCTTCTGCCATGCCGCCGAGAGGCGCTGTGTCGCCGCAGCCTCACCATCGAGCAGCACGGCGATCTTCTGGTCGGCGCTCGCTTTGTCGATCGACGCCTTGACGTCGGCGATGCCCTTCGCGCCCGCCTGCATCAGCGCGATGGCGACGCGCATGCCGTCGGTGCCGAACATGCGGGTCAACGCATCCTGACGGCTACGCGCGTTCAGGCCGGCGAGCCGGGTATTCAGCACCTCCGCGGCCTCGCCGAGCGTCTTCATGCTGCCATCGGCGTTGAAGAAGCTGATGCCGAGCTTTGCCATCGTCCGCTCGGCATCTTTGGACGCCGGCACGAGCGAGAGCAGGAACGTCTTGAACGACGTGCCGGCATCGGAGCCGCCGGTCATCAACGGGATGACCGCCGCGAGTGCGGCGTTCATGTCCTCGAACTGGTAGCCGAGGCCACCCGCGATGCCGCCAACTTGCCCGATCGCGTCCTTATAGCCGTCGAACGACAGCTTGGACGCGTCCAGCGCGCCGCTGACCTTGTTCACCACGTCGGGCAGGTCGCTCGCGGAAAGGTGGAATTGCTGGAGGATATCCGTCGTCGCGTCGGCCGCGTTGCTCAACTCGGTCTGACCGAGCACGCCCAGCTTCAACGCATTCTCCAGCCCACCGCCAAGAATGCTGGCGGCGCTCATACCGTTCTTCGCCAGCGCCTCGATCGCGCCCGCCGCCTCGATCGCGCTCTTGCCCATCGCCGGGCCGAGCCGCAGCGCCGCCTCGCGCAGCTTGTCCAGTTGCTCCGGGCTGGCGTCCAGCATTGCCGCGTGGACGTTGTTCATCGCGGCTTGGAAATCGGAGGCCGCGGCCTTCGACGCTGCGCCGATCGCCACGGTCGGCAGGGTTAGGCCCGCGGTCAGCAGCAGCCCCGCGCTCTTCACCTCGCGGCCGATGTTCTGCACGCTGCCGATGATGCGGACGGCCGCTTCGTTGACCTTGTGCGCGGCGCGGTCGATCGACGCCGCCATGCCCTTGCCGGACTTGTCGAAGTCCTGCTCGGTCCGCTTGGCCTCTGCCCGCGCCGTGCGCATTCCCGCCTGAAACGCGGCATCCTTCACGCCCATCGAAATGACGAGCGAGGCCAGCAATGCTTGCATCTGGCGTCATTCCTTTCGGCGGCGAGGTGGTGGACCGTCCAGCACCTCGATCTTGATGGGAGCGCCCGCGGCCTGAAGCGCGCGGAACGCCAGCGCCCGCTCGGCGGGCGTCTGAGGGCCGCTGGCCTTCGCTGCCGGCTTGTCCGCCGACAGGTACTGCCCAACGGGCCTGATCTTGTCCTGACGGGCGAAAAACTCGCACCGCCAGGCACCGTAGGTGGCAAGGTCGTGATCGTCGCGGCGGCGCTGCACCCATCCGCGCATCGCCGCCGCGTACCCTGCCGGCGTCGTCAGCCAGAAGGCGGGTTCGTCGAACCCGGCGCGGGACCATTGCGCGAGGATGCCCTCCCAGTCCGTCCGCGCTTGGGGGTCGAAGGCTTTCCCGGGGCGGCCGGTCGACCATCCCCCTTCCGCCCTTCGCCCTGACCCTGCGCCGCCCGGATCGCGTTGCCGATGATCTCGCCGAACCGATGCTGGCCCAGTTCGTCGGCGATATCGCTGACATCATCGAGCGTGACGTCGTGGTGGTGGCGCTGGAGGCCGTGCCACGCGAGATCGCGCAGCACAGACAGGCGGACACGGCGCATCGCGTCCGCCATTTTCTCCATCGTGCCCGCCGACAGGTTGGGCACGGCGCCGGCCGACATTGCCGAGGCAATCGCGAGCGCCGTCTCCGTATCGATGTCCGGCACCGCGTCCGCGACGACGGCGAAGAACCCCTTGCCGTATTGCTCCTCCACCGCGCACTGCGCGGCGTTGCCGAGGAACAGCGTCCAGCGCTGCCCCGCGGCGTCGAACACCTGCGCCGCGAGCATTACGGTGCGATCACGCGCTGCGTGGCGGCGACCACCTCTTCATCGTCGCCGGTGAAGCGGACGGTGACGGTCTGCGTCATGCGATCGTTGATCGGCACGCCGCGCCCGCGCGACTTCACGATCAGGAAGCCGCTGATCTTCAGCCACTTGTTCTCGGGCGCCGGCAGATAGGTCTCATACGCGCAAACCTCGCCGCTCGCTCGCGCCGCTCGCAGTTCGGTGTCGGTTTCCGAGCCGGGGATATAGTTGATCTCCAGCGTGCCTTCGCCGTCGTCGGTCAGCCCGGTGCGCCATTCCTTCTTCTTCTTCGGCGACTTGAAATGGGTCACCTCGTATTCGTCCGCCGACTGCTCGGCCATCGGGACCTGCGTGACTTCGTCGATCTCGATCCACGGCCCATTGCCGCGCTTGAGGAAGAAGCCCGTGCCGTAACCCGACTGGGCTTCACTGTTGCCGTTTGCGTCCATGTTGCGCCTCCTCTCAGGCAGGTGTGTGCGTGAAGATGATGTCGATCGACTCGCGCGCGATCTCTTCGCGGAACCGCTGCGGTTCGCCCGACTGCTCGGGCTCAGCGCCCGCGCGAACGTTCGCGATCACGGCGCGCTGGAACCGCACGCCCTCGACCACGTCCGCCTTGATGAATGTCGCGATGCACCGCTCGCGCAGTGCCGCGGCCTCGCCGGCCGTCGCCGCCCAGACGTCCACCTGGACGGTGGTCTGCCGCGGCTGGAAACCCTTGAAATGCTCCGGTCGCGGGTCGGCGACGGTCTGGAACGTGATCTCGGGCAGCCCGGTCAGGCGACGGGTCCACCCGCCGGCCGCGCCGATCGCGTCGGTCAGCTGCACGTCCGCGCTCGCGCGCGCGGTCAGCGCCACCTCAAGCGTCATCGCGTCAGCGCCTGCACGTCGGACATCAGCAGACTCGCGACCAGCCGTTCGGCGGCAGGGCGCTTTGCGGCGATGGCCGGGCGCATGAACGGGTTGGCACCCATGGTGCGCGTCCCGAACTCTTGAAAACGGGCGTAATAGACGTCCCCGTCTTCGGTCGACCCGACCGGCCCGACATAGACCTGCACGGTGCCGTCATCGACGCGCCGGCCGAGCGTCCCATAGATGCGGGCGTCGTTGGTATCGGCGACCTTGATGCTGTCGCGCAGCAGGCCGGTGTCGAACGGGGCAAGCCGGCGGGCTTCTTCGGCGATCAGTTCGCCGCCGACATGCAGCGCCGCGCGCTTGCGGGCCTCCGGCACGCCCTTGGCGAGCGCGGCCAGCTTGCGATCGAGGTCGCGGAAACCGCTGCTGCGGAACGTCATCGCGCTCATAGCGTCCGCCTGACGGGGCAGTCCCATACGCCCTTCGTGTCGAGCATGACGCCGTCGCCGACGACATAGTGCGCGTTGCCGCTGTCAGGTCCCAACGTGACCTCGTCGCCGGGCTTCGGCGCCTCGACCTCCCAGCTGCGCACCCGCAGGATCGTGCCGCGGCGCTTCAGGCTGATACTTCCGAAGCGATCGTCCTGATCACCGCTGCGCAGCCGGATGGTAACCGTGGAGGGCTGCCCGCTCCACGCGGCAGGCTCTCCGAACGTGGCGAACGCGATATCGACGATCGCGCGCCGATGTCCGGAGAACCCGCTCATGGTCAGACTGCCGGCAGCAGCTTGACGTTGCCGACGACGTCGGCCGCGGCCTTGGGCGCGGCCGTCATGCCGATCTTGGTGTTGCCCGCCGCGGTGGTGGTGACACGGGAGTTCGCCGCGTCCCAGTAGAGCGCGAGGCCGTTCTGCGCCCATGCCTGCGCTTGGCAGGGGAGCTTGTAGACGCCCGCGATCCAGCCCGAGAAGGTCTGGCCGGCCGCAGCATTGGTGGCGGGAATGACGAGGATGCCGTTGATCAGAACGGGCACACCCGCCTTGACCGCCGCGTCATGGACGTAATCGAGGGAGTTCCCCTCTTGGACGAAGTTCTTCATGGCATACGTCTCCATCCGGTCAGGGCGTGCCCGCCCTGCCGGTCGTTAGAGGTCGAGGTGGTGGGGTCAGGCCTTGCCGGTGTTCCGGAAAGCGCCGCGGTAATCGACGGCGCCGGTGTAGAAGTCCTCGGTCACCCGCCACGCCATCCCGTCGACGTTGAACGTCTCTTCGGAGATCACGCGCGGTCCCGGCGCATCGGCGAGATAGCCGTAGACGAACGTCGGGAGGTCGGACGGGTCGGCATAGAGTTCCCATGCCTTGCCATCGATCGTCCCATCGACGGTCGGGGTCAGCCGCCCGGCGAACGGGTTGATATCGCCCGACAGCACGGGCTGGAGCGGCGCGACCAGCTGCTCGGCGCGCGTTTCCAGCGTCGGGCCGACCAGCATGCGGGTCGGCGCGACGTTCAGGATGTTGTCGTCCATGTCCTTCTGCTTGCGGATCGCGGCGCGCGCGACGCCCAGCGACTCAATCTCCATGTCGGTGCCGTCGGCGCCGCTCAGCAGGTTACCGTGATCCTTGTGGAACAGCGTCTTGCCATCCGACATCTTCGGACCAAGGCCACCGTTCTGCGCCTTCATGGCGTAGAAGGTGTTGTTCTCGAACCGCGCGATCATGCGGCCGATCGATCCGAACACCTGATCGAAGGCGCCCAGGTCATCGTTGACGATCGCCTGCCGCGACAGCCGCAGGATGCGCCCGTACGAGCCGAGCATCACCGTTTCCTTGCCCTCACCGATGGTGCCGGCCTTGATCTCGCCGTCTTCGGCGTAGGGCAGCAGCGTCGGGAAGTCGCCGACCCGCAGCAGCGCCGTCTGCTTGAAGTCGGTCAGGTCGCGCCGGGCCGCGATATCGCGGTACGTCGGGGCCGCGGCGTTGTAGCGCGCGAGCAGCACGCGGTTGCCCGCGCTCTCCATCAGCATCGGGAAATCCGAGCTGGTGTGCGCGGCGCGCAGGATGGTGATCGGGTCACGCTCGCGCGGCGACAGGCCGGCGCGGCTGGCGGCGATCTCCAGCAGGCGCATGCCCATGAACTCGCGCGCGGCATCGCTCGGCTGCTCGCGGAGGGTCCGCGCGGCCAGCGCATCGGCGATGGCGTTGCGCGAGCCTTCTTCCTGCTGACCGTTCGCGCCGAAGCCCGGCGTGCCGCGCACGCCGCCGGTCTGAGCGCGCTGCGCCTCGGCCGCGGCCTGCATGATCGCAGCGCGGGCCGCTTCGGTGCCGATCTCGCCGCGGCTGTTCTGATCGACCAGTTCGCGGGCGCGGGTTTCGACCCCGAAGCTGCGTGCCTGATCCATGAAGTCGACCGCGTCGGTGGCCGCGAAGCGGCTGACGGACGGGGCCGGTGCGGGGGTCGGCGTCGGCGTGCCGGCGCCGCCCGGAAGGTCGCGAACGAACATTTCTTCTTCCTCATTGGTGGCGTCATCGCCGGTGACCGGGGTATTTCCATGCGGGGCAGACCGAACCCCGGCGAGCCGGTCTGCGGGAACGGGAACAAGGCTGACCTCCAGCAACTCCCAGCGCGTGGCGGTCCACGTCTCGGAGACGTCGGTCCGCTCGGAAAGCGTCCAGGTGCTGACATCGTAGCCAATCGAAATGCCGGTCAGTTCGCCGCGCGACACCTGACCCTCCGCAGCGCGGCCAGCGTCCGTGTCGGCAAATGCGATGGTGCCAACGAGCAGGTCGCCCTCGATGCGCGCCGCGATCACGCGCCCCAGCGCATCCTTGACGTCGCGAGAATTGTGCGCGTTCAGAAATGGGCAGAGATTGGAGGCGACCCGCGTCAGGTCGATCGCGTCTGCCGACACCTCCAGTTGCTCGATTCCGAACCAACGCGTCACCGCCGATCCCGCCGAGAACACCGCCTCGACGGTGCGGGCGGTAGGATCGTACGAAGAGCCGGTGAACGCCGCCTCACGCACACCGCGCGATGGCGGCGGTGCGCCCCGCTCGCGCTGCCCCGGAGTGGGCGCTTCGCGCGTCATGTGCCGTGCCGGACCGTCCGGCTGCGGCGCGCGGCGGTCGTTGCCCGCCACGCTCTCACCTTTCTTCACCTCGCGCGCGGGCACCGCCCGCTTCGGCTCGGCCGAGCGATCGTCTGTCATCACCATGCTCCTTGAAATCAGGCGCTCTTGGCGCCCTGCTTGTCATCTCTCGAAACGAGGTAGCCCGCGGCCACTTGCAGCACGCCGCTGTCAGTCACCCGGCGCGGATCGCTGTCGAGCGCTAGGCCGAGATCGTCGATGATGTCGTTCAGCCGCTTAATCTCGCTAAGCTGATCGTCCGTGTTGATGCCACGCTCGGCAAGTGACCGGCTCAGCGTCTTCAAGCCCGCGCGGATCTCGATCAGTTCGCCCATGAGGTCCTTGATCGGATCGACGAAGCGGCGAACCGGCAGCGCGTAGCCGACCTTCATCGCCAGATACCGCTTGTCGCCGGTCAGCAGCGCGAGCCGCGCCATCCGCCGATCAACCGCCGGCCGAACCGCGTGCGGGATGATCACGTTCTGCTGCCAGTCGTCGAGCAGCGACCAGTGACCCAGCATCGCCGCGCGCAGGCTGGAATAGTTCGCCTGACTGACGTCGCCGGTCATCAGGTGGTAGGGTGCCATGTTGGCGGACACCGCGGCCATCTGCTGCCGGATGAATTCGACCGCGCCACCCGACTGGCTGGGGTTGATCGTGTTCACCGTCTCGCCCGGCCGCGCTCGCACGATCATGCCGGGGGCGAGAGACTCGATCCCGCGTTCGTCTTTCGCCTCGCCCTCGCGAGGCGCGGCAAGCGGCGACCCCGAGTTGCCCTCGCCCGGCGTGATGACCAGACCGAGACACGCCTGCACCTTCTGCTGCATGCGGACGGCGTCTTCGATGTCACCGATATCGCGCAGCGTCATGGCGACCGAGGACAGCCAGGACACGCCACGCGTCTGCCCGAAGCGCAGGCGCTCGAACACGTGGTCGACATGCTGCGCGGCGATCGGCGCTGACATTTCGGCCCCGCCGAACAGCACGTCGCCGGGATGGTCGGCGAACAGCCAGTATGCCGACCGCGCGCGGTCGCGATCGAACTGGACGCCCTGCACGATCCGCCCGCCGGCAGTCGTCGTGCCCGTGCGGGAGTGGTCGAGGTAATCGCCCTCCAGCCCCTCGATCCGACCGTTCGGGCCGTCCGCATCGGCGTGCCACGCCGTCAGCGTCTCGCCCCCCACCACCACGCCGCGCGCGGTCAGCTTCTGGTGCTCGTAGAAGTCGCCGTTGCCGTCGACCTTACTTTCCGCCCAGCGGTCCCACTCTTCCTGCGCTCGCTTCTGCACGATCGGATCGTCGTGCTTCAGCTGCACCGCGATCCCGTCGCCGATCATGTTGGCGACAATCTGCCGGACGCCTGCCGCGGCATATTTGTTGTTGCGGACCAGATCGTGCGCGCCGTTGCGCAGCATGACGATGCCCTTGGCATTCTCGCCGTCCGCGGAACTGCTCGGGCGCCGCCAGCCTTTGGTCCGCCGCCCCTTCGTCGCGGCATCGTACTGGCGCACGGCTGAGAAGCCAACGCGCGCCGCCTGCCGCTGCGCCGCCCAGCCCGGCGCCCACGGCTCGATCAGGCCGTCGATGAGATCGCCGAGCGCCATGATCAGTTCGGGTCGTAGGCCGCGAGCGTCGTGCCCGACCCGTTGTACGTGGCGGGCGTCTCGGCCGCGCGCTGCCGAAAGTAGCCGAGCGCCTTCGTGATATCGCCGACGCCACGATACGTGACGCTCTCGCCCTCGCTCTCGATCCGGGCGACGCCCGAGCCAAGGCCGCGCTCCAGTTCGGCAATCTCGGTCGCGAAATCGGGTGCGGGCATCACAGCCATCCTTCTGTCTTTTCGACGTAGCCTTGCCGCTCAGGGGGCGGTGCCGGCGACGGCTGCGGCGCGGGGGCCGCTGGGGTTTGCGTCAGGTCCGGCGCGAACAGGTCCCGGAGGCCGTCCTCGCGCGGTGCGTAGCGGTCGGCGCGGAGCGCCGCCCAATCCATCTCGGTCAGCGTGTCGAGCATCAGCTTTTCAGCCGCCGCAAAATTGTAGACCCGGCAGTCGAGGTAGTGGTTCTGCCGGCTGGGCATCACCATCCACCGGCGATCCGGGAAGCCGTTGACCATCCGGACTTCGATCGTCTCGGCCGTCGCCTGCTCGAACCAGTCGGCGGGCGTGTCGCGCGACAGGTGAACCCGGCCGACCGGAGCCACCTCAGCCGTGCCGCCTTCCTCCGCCGCGTTGAACGCCTGCATCGTCGTGCGCAGATAGCCGTACCAGCTGAGCTTGACGTTGCTGACGCCGACGATGTGCGCCTTGTCCTCCGCCTTCGATCCGGCACGACCGGCGCGCCGGCCCTGCTGTTCGTAGCCGATCGCTTCGCCGCGCCCGAGTATCGGGCGACCCCAGCCGGCGCGTCCGAATACTGCCAGACGCCGGGGGCGCTTGGCGCAGTAAGCCTGCGCGGCCGGTGTGTGGTAGCCGGCGTCGATGCACTCCCAATCGATCGGCAGCACCTTGCCGCCGGGGAAGGCGGTGCCGCGCTGCGAATATTCGTCGAGCGCCTTCCACGCGCCCTCACCGGGCACGTCGGTCGCGCCGGGCAGGAAGCGGGCGTCAAGCTGCCACGTCTCTTTGCGCGGGCCGTGCCCGACCTTCTCGACGTAGATGCCGTCGCCCTGCACGTCGCCGCCCAACGTCACGACCAGCGGACCGATCGGCATCTGTCCGATGCCCCAGTGCTGCTCGCGCAGCTTCATCAGCTGCTCGTAGTCGGGCGTGTCGGTCGCCACCTTGAAGGCGATGCCGCGCTTCAGGTTCGTCCACGTCTTAAGCTTGGACACGTCGCCCTGTGCATCACGGAAGCCGACCGCCATCTCGCCCCACGACTGGAACGTCGAGATTTCACCAGCGAGGTGGAAGCCCCGCTTGCGGCTGGGCTGCATCCGGGCGCGGAATGCCTGAAAGGCTTCCTCGGTCAGCACCCGCGGCACCGGCTTGTCGTCGATCCGGTCGGACAACCACCCGTCCGGCCGCTTCATCTCCGGCTTGCGCCAGTGATCGATCGGGACGCCGCAACATGGCGGCACCAGATGCGCATGCTCGTGGTCGCCGTCGCCCCACTGGATATCGCCCCATTCGATCAGGAAGCGGTCTGTGCATTCCGGGCACCGCAGATAGTAGCGGCGCCGGTCGCCCTTTTCGTACGCGGCGGCGATCTTGCTGGACCCCTCGATAGTGGGGGTCGAAATCTTGAGCCGTTTGGAAAGGCCTCGCGAACGCCACACCTTCAGGCGTTCGTCGATCATGCCTTCCGGGCTGCCCTGCCCATCGAGATCGGACGGGAACTGGTCGAGATCGTCCTCGACCGCGTACCGCACCGTGCGCTGCCGAAGCCCCGCCGCTGAGTTGGCGCCGGCCAGCAGGATGTACCCGCTCGACCGGCTGAACAGCACCTTTTTGGACGTCGAGCCGTCGCCGTTTGCCAGCCCCTGCGCGCGGATGGTCCCGCGGCGATCCGGGTTCAGCTTCGGCGTGGCCTCGACCATCGGCCAGAACTTTTCCGCTGCCCAGTCGAGCGCGGCCTGAAAGGTCGCCTGGACGAAAAGCACCGGCCCCGGCGCGAGGTCGCTGATGAAACCCAGCCAGTTTTCCGCCGAGGCGGAGCCGCCTGACTGGGCGCACTTCATGACGGTGACTTCCTCGCACGGATCGTGCGGGGAGAGCGCGTCCATGATCTCGACCAGTTCCGGCGCCGTGTCGTGGCTCCAGTCACCGGGGATCGGTGCATCTTCGGGGAACTTGCGGAAGTCCGCCGCCCACTCCGAAACCGTCATGCGAGGCGGTGGCCGAAGGGCATCCGCCAGCGCCTTGTTGAGGCGACGGACATTGCGGCGCAGGGCGTTGCCGCCGACCGTGCCGAAGCGCCCGTAATCGAAGCCCATCACGCCGCCTCCGCTGTCACATCCTCTTCGTCGTCATCGTCGAGCGCACCGCCCGCGATGGCGCTCGCCAGCGCGGCGAACGCCTTGTCGGTTGCTTCGTCGAGCAGCGCCATGATCGCGCGCGGCTCGCGCTCGGCAGCCAGCCGCTCGGCACGTGACCGCAATTCCGACTGAACCCGTTCGCGCGCCATTCGGCCGAGATGACCGAGGCGACGCTCCGCCTCGACGGCCGGCACCAGTTCGCGGGCAAGCTCCGCGTTCTTCATTCGCTTGCCGACCAAGTCTTCCTCGGCGACCTCCGCGCGCACTCGCGACAGGTTGCGCTGCGAGATCAGCGAACCGTCGTCCGGCTCGGCCGCAAGGGGCAGAACCGGCGACGCCTCTGGAGCGGTCGCAGGCCGACCGCGCGTCGGATCGAGGCGGGCGTTCAGCCTCGCCTCGGTCCGGCCCGCGTCGACCATCATGCGGCCGGCGGCATCCTCGGCAAAGACCAGCAGGCCAGCCTTCTTCCAGTTGCTGACGGCCGACTTCCCCACGCCGCGGCGCTTCGCGAAGTCGGCTTGTGTCAGCAGATCGGCCACAGGCTCCCTCGTGCACTGGCGTGAACGGTTCAGTTCACGGGGTTCATAATCATAAATCGCCCTTGAACCCTGAGGTGCTGCGCTCAGCACCACCGCCCGACCCGGCACCCCCCAAAAGGGACCCGTCGGGGGTGGGGGTATGATCGGCCATGCGCCAGCGGCCGGCACGGTGGATCATACCCGAAAGCACGAAGGGCGCCCGAGCCGAAGCCAGAGCGCCCTTCGTGAAGGTTCGGGAGGGGATGCTGTACGGAACCCGAAGGCCCAACCCAGCGTGACAAGAAATAGCCTCAAATCATGCCATAGGCGAACAGGGAAAATGTTAATCGGCGCACTTTGTGAGGGTTGACACAAGTTCCCGTGGATTTCCGCCATTCTTCGCAGCCGCAATCGCGGCAATGGCGCGACCGTACCGCATCCGCATGCCATCTGCGCCCCGCGCGCCGCCCATCTTGCGCACCATCTTGATCCAGGACACCTCGCGCTGCCCGCGTGCCAGCTGGGTGATAACCATCGCCACTAGCCGCCGATCGTCCGCGGGAACGTGGCCCATCCAGCCGAACGCATCCTCCATCTCATCGATCTCGGCGCGGGTCTGCGAAGCCGGGCGCAGCGTCACGTCACTGCTCGTCCCATCGCCGCCGCGCGCATCGTAGTCGCCAGCCGCCAATTCGCGCATCGCCTCCGGCCAGTTCGACCGCACCTGCTGCCACCCGCGTTCGCGATCCGGTGTGCGCCAGCAGGTGATGACCGCCTCGACCAGCCGATCCTCGATCATGTCGAAGGTCCAGCCATGCCGTGGAAGGCGCGCGCCTTCCACGAGGAAGGAGGTCGAGGCGGCGTCGGCTTCCATTTCGGGGCGGTTGGTCACGGCTGAAATCCTCGGTTTTCTGCGGTTTTTTGGAAAGGATGATGTTCGATTGAGATCAAATGGAAGGGCTGGAAGGCAAATAGAGAGTAGGTTCATGTGTGCGCGCACACATGCGCGCATGGTGGGAGTTACCTGAAAGCGCCTTCCAGTCCTTCCAAAGGCGCAGAAATCCACCGTTTTCGGCTTCCAACCCGCCCTTCCACGCGGAACCCTGTCGGCTTCCAATCAATGCGGCATGTCCTCGTAAGGCGAAGCATTCGCCCCGGAGCCGCTCTGATCGCCGTCGAAATCGCTGACGGACTTCACCATCTCGATGTCGAGCCACTGGATGCCGTTCGAGCGTTTGTTCTCGAACCCGCGGTCTTCCATAGCCTTGGTGAAGCCGACTTGCTGCCACTCGGCTGCGCCGTTCGCCTTCGCCCAGGCGGTGAAGAGCGCGAACAGCTCCGACGACTTGGCGCGCGCACCCTCTACCGGGTCCGTGCATTCGTCAAGGAACCTTCCCAATTGATCGCTCTGCTCGCGATACTTGGCCGTCGCCGCGATCACGCCTTCCGGCTCAATCAGGCCGTGCTCGCGCCAGTCGAGCAGCCCTGCCAGCAGCGTGTTGAACACGCCGGCCGCTTCCTCGCGCAGCTTGTCGGGCAATTTTCGGTCGACGTCCTCCTTCGCGATTTGGATGTCCCATGGCACAAGCATGACGCGCCGCCAGATCCCGTCATCGTGCCCGGTGATCTTCGGCTTGTGGTTGCCGGACACCGTGACCTTGAACGACGGCAGGAACGTGAAGAACCCCTTGTTGAGGTAGCGCGCGTCGATCGGCTCGCCGCCCGTGATCAGCTTGATCAGCGCCTCGGCGAGCTTCGCCCCCTTCTCAGGCTCGGAGGTCCGGAGGAAGCGGATGCCCGGCAACCGCGCCAGATCCGGCGTGGCCTCGCCGCCCTTGCGGCCCTTGCCTTGGTCGAGGAACGTCTCGATCGCGACCGAACCACCATAATCGCCCGCGATATGCGCCCACAGGTCGACAAGCGTCGATTTGCCGTTCCGGCCTTTGCCATGGAAGAACGCCAGCTTCTGCTCGCTGATATCGCCGGTGAGCGACAGCCCGCCCCACTGGTGGAGGAAGCGCCGCATCTTCGGGTCGGGCTGCACCGTGGCGAGGAAATCTTCGTACACGTCGCATGCCGCCCCCGGCTTGAACTCGACATGCGCCACCTTGCTGATCAGGTCTGTCGGCCGGTGCTCCGTCAGGATCGCGCCCCAACGATCGCCGATCGTGATCTGCTTCATGACGCCCTCGACCACTGACCAGCGCTTCCCGGACTGGGTCAGCCGCAACGTGCCGTTCAGGACGTTCACGGCCATGCGGTCGGCATCCATCGCGTCCGATCGGATCGCGATTGCGTCGAATGACTTCACTAGGTTGGCGATGCAGCCAAGCCGCGACGCGCCCTCACTCGACTCCGCGTGTCCGCGCAGCATCTCGCTGAAATAGACCGGCACCTTGTTGTCACCGGCGCCCTTCCATCGATAGATGAAGTCGAGCGCGGCGGCGCGCACCTCTTCCGGCGCGTCTTCGGGCACTTCCTCGCGCAACCCGCTCGCCAGGACCAGGTCGGCCTCGTGGCGGATCGCGCGCACCGTGTCGAACACGGCGAGGCTGACCTTGCCGGGGATCTTGTCCTTTTCCTCGGACAGCAGCTCCCAACGACGCCCGTCCCACGCGAACCAGCCAAGCTCCGGACAGAACCGGAATCGCCAGCCGTGCCGCCGAAAGAACCGCTCCGCGTTGCCGAGATCCGTCATCGCCAGCTTGGCGCACGCCCGGTCGACGTCCGCGTCTGCCACCGGCGCGATGCGGCCCCCTGACCCCGTCGAGGGCATGGAAAGCGCCGTGCTTCCTGATTGGAAAGGCTCCGCTCCGCCCGCCGCCGCGGGTCCGGGCGCGGGCGACCCGGTGAACTCGTCGGAATAGGCTTCGACGGGCGGCAGTGGCGGAGGCGAGGAAGGCTCAGTGGAGCCGGCGCTGCCGCGCCGGCGCGCATGCGTGCCGATGCCGCTCAGGTCGTGCGGGGCGCCACGACCGCCCTCGATGCCGTTGTCGATCGCGGCGAGGTGCTTGTCGAACGCCGCAGGATCGAAAGTGCGAATGACCTCGATCAGCGTACTGCGGACGATCGCGGCCGAGATCGCGCCCGCGCCGATGAATCCGCCCATGTTGTATGCGGCCTGATAGGCGCCCTTGTTGCGCCCGCCGTGCCGGCCACCGCCCGGCGGCGTCGCGGCCAACTCGTTGGCCGTGCGGTCTAGCGCCGCCATCGCATAGCGGCGATGCGCCTCGTCGACGTCGACGGGGAACACGTCGGAAGATGCGCGCGGGAGCGGCGCGCTAGGATCGGCCGGCGCCTTGCGCTTCGGTGTCCGCAGGATCGACACCAGCGGCGCCGGCAGATCGACGATCGCCGCGTCGGCATCGCCGCGTAGCCAGCTGTATCCGCCCGGCGCGCAACGCTTGCCGTCGCCCTCGCAGTAGCTGGGCGGCGCGATCACGTAACCACCCTCGCCTCGCACGTCGATATGATCGGGCAGGCTGCCGACGTTGCCGATCGGCGGCCCGTCCGGCATTCGGAAATAGACGTGAACACCGCCTGATGGCGTCCGCACCGCGAGGCTCACCGGCAGCGCGCAACCCATCTGCGCCTCCAGCTCGCCCTTCAACCGCTCCAGCGTCCAGACCTCTTCCGTGATCTCGCCAGTGATCGGGTCGGCGACCTCGTCGACGCGCGGGTCGAAGTCGATCACCAGCATGCCGGCGCGCCCGACGGCGATGCCGATCATCGCGCGCGGCCACTTCGACCACCAGGCGCGGATCTGCGTCTCGTAGGTGCTGGCCTTGGAAACGCCTCCCGACCGCGGGATAGGCTTGTTGTCGGCGTCCTTGTCGCGCGGCAGCAGCGGCGACTTGTCGCGCACGTTGCACGGGAATACCGGCCAGCCGCGGCGCGCAAAAAGGAGGGCCGCGTCGAGCATCGACGAGGCTTGGGTGGTGATCACGCTCTATACCCCTGAAGAACCTTGGCGGCAGGCGGCTTCCCGGCCTGCCAGCGGGCCGGGAAGCGGTCAGAAGGGAACGTCGTCGTCCAAGTCCTCAAAGCCGCTCGTCGTCGATCCGCTGGTAACGCTGCCCCGCCGCTGCCCGGCCGAGCCACCGGCAGCACCGCCGCCCGCCGTGTCGGTGTATCCGGAATAGTCGCTACGCCCCGGATCGCTCTCGCGCTTGTCGAGCAGCGTCAGCGCCGAGTTGAACACACCCAGCACCACCTCGGTCGAATATCGCTCGACGTTCTTCTGGTCTGTCCACTTACGCGTGCGCAGCTGCCCCTCGACATAGACCTTACTTCCCTTGCGCAAATACTCCATCGCGACCTTTTGCAGCCCTTCGTTCAGCACCACGATCGAGTGCCATTCGGTGCGCTCTTTCTGCTCGCCCGAACTGCGATCTTTCCAGCGCTCGCTCGTCGCGATCGAGAAGTTCACGACCCCGCCGCCATTCTGGAAGCTCCGGCTCTCCGGGTCTCGCCCGAGGTTGCCGACCAAGATAACCTTGTTGACGCTGCTCATGCCATCATTCCTAATGCTCGCATGTAGACTTCCATGATGGCCGTCTCTTCTTGCTGCTCTTCCGGCTTCCGCTTGCGTAGGCGCAGAATGCTGCGGAGCGCCTTGATGTCGTACCCGCGGGACTTCGCCTCAGCGAACACGTCCTTGATGTCGTCGCTGATGCCCTTGCGCTCTTCTTCAAGCCGCTCGGCACGCTCCAGCAACAGGCGGACCTCATCCGCCGCGACACCCTCGACCACCTCGCCGCCGTTATGGCCAACGACGGGCCGATTCTCGTCGCCATCCTCGACCGGCGGCACGTAGATTACCTGTCCGCCCCCGATCGGCTTCCCGATCCAGCCAGCGCTGGCCAGCGCCTTCGTCATGCACTTCAGCGAGGGATTGGCAGCGCGGATATGCGCCGGCAGGCCATCTGCGACCTCGCCCAGCGTGATCCCGTCGCGCCCGACCAGCATCGCGCCGACAGCTGCGGCGACTTGAGTGTCGAGCCGCTGCTTCACGTCAGCGCGCGCTCGGCCGCGGCTAGCTCGGCGCCCTCGAACACGCGCGCAAACATCGCGACGGCTAAACCAAGCTCACCCGAGCGCACGTAGCGAATACCATCTTCGACCTCGCGATCGTTGCCGCCTCCGCACGACATGTCGCGATAAGCCGCGGCGATCGTCTCGGCATCGAGCTTGTCGAGGACTTCATCCTCGTCGACCGTGACGCCGAGCGTGACATTCTTGTCGACGTCGTCGACCTTGCCCGAGATGATGCGCTCCAGCGTGTCAGAACGCGAGAAGCCGGCGTCGAGCAGCGCCTTGGCCAGCTCCTCCGGCCCAAAATCGTTGTCGAAGGTGTACGTCTTCATCATCTCGCCTCACCAACCCCGATCGACTGGATGACGGCGACGAGGTCGGGGTCCTTGTCGGACGTCAGGCGCACCGGCGTCGGTGAGTCACCGACGAAGTGCATGGTCAGCTCACCGCCGTCGGCGAAGGTGCCGAGGGCGGAAATCAAATAGCGTTGGTCGAGCTCGATGCTGATCGCTCCGCCGTCGACTGCGGCCTCTACTTCGTCGACGGCCGCCGATCCGGCCGTGTCGCGCGCACTCAGCGTCTGCACCTCGGCATCGGGCGTCAGGTCAAACCGGACGCGCCGCGACTTGCGCTCGCCCTCGGCGTCCATCACCGCCGTGACGCCGTTTACGGCGTCGAGCAGCGCATCGCGCGCCACGACCATGCGGTGCGCACCGTCGGCCTCGGCCGGGATCACCCGCGCGTAATCGGGGAAAGTGCCATCGACCGTTTTGAAGATCAGCCGCATGCCGCCCGCGCTCACCTGCACCGCGTTCTGCGCGACGCTCAGCGCGATCTCGCCCGACGCCTTGCCCAGCATCTTGCGCAGCAGCGCCACCGCCTTACTCGGCAGAATGACCTGCGGCATGCCTTCCGTGCCGTCCGGAGCCGAAGCCTGCGCCCGGACGAGCCGCACACCATCGGTGGCCGCGGCCGACATTTTCCCATCGAGCAGGTGCAGGTAAACCCCGCAGAGATAGTAGCGGGTCTCGTCGGTCGATTGCGCGACGTGGCACGCGGTCAACATCCGAGCCAGCGTGGCCGCCGCCATCGTGAACGACTGCGCCGCTTCCGGCTCCTTGCGCTTCGGGAAGTCGATCGCCGACAGTGACCCGAGGGTGCGCACGCTGCGCCCGCCCTTGATCGTCACCGCACCACTGCGATCGGTCGTCGGCGCGATCACCACCCTGCCCGGCTTGAGGCTGGCAATGCCGGCCACCAGCTTGCGGGCGTCGACGGTCGTTTCCAGATCGCCGGCCGCAGGCAGCGAGGCGCTGGCCTCGATGTCTAGGTCTGTCCCGGTGACGGTCAGCTCGCCATCGCGCGCGATCAGCAGGATATTGCTGAGCACCGGGATGGTGGTGCGAGCCTCCACAACATCGGCCACCTGACGCAGCGCGCTCAGCAGCGCGTCGCGCTCAACCTCGATAGTCATTTGAAAACGTCTCCGGTCTGGTGGCCAGTGGCCAGGATCACGACGCGTCGCAGCGTCGGCCGGGGCGCGGCGAACACACGGATCAGCCCGGCGAGAACCAGCACCTCGATGCCGCCCGCGACCGCCTCGACCGTCAGCCCCGTTCGCTCCGCCATTTGCTTGTCGGTGGGGCATGGCCGCCCAAAGCGAGCCGCCCGGTCGAGGATGGGCATCAACGCATCTACGGTCGCCGCCTCGGCATCGATCAGGCACGCACTCAGCGTACCGCGCACTGGCTTTCGCAGCACCGACGGCACGGTTGTGCGGACTGCGGTGTAGTTGAAAAGCTCAGGATTGCTTGTCGATCGCGGTCGCACCAGCAGGACGAGCTTACGCTCCGCCAGTGACCGCATCCGAGCCGCCCCAGGAGAACGAAACGGCAGCATTGCGCGCGTGGCATAGACGAACCGATCGCCGGCCTCGGCAACCTCCATCCATGCATTCACCCGCTCGACACTCGCCACGATCCCCGGCGCTTCGTCGGTTTCGACAAAACCCGAGGAGGTGGGCGGCAGGGGGTTAGACCGCCGCACCTCCTCGGCACGCGCGCGCCCGTCAGCAGCGCTCGTGATCTCGTTGGAATGGAGCACCCCCGCCATCCCGCTCAGGCGGCGAGCTGCTGGTCGACCGGCTCGAAGAACCAGCCGGCGAGCGCATCGCGGTTGAACATGCGCGCACGGACGCCGCATGACTTGAACAGGCTGGCGCCGAGCGCCATGCCCGGAGTGATCTCACCGTCGATCACGCGCTGGACAATCGCCCCGGTGACCCAAAGGCGAGCGGCAGCGCGATCCAGATCTCCGCCATGCTCGTGCGCTACCCACTGAGCCAACCGGCGCGCTCCTTCGTTCGGCGCACGCGCCGCCAAGTGCATCTTCATCTTCACGCTTCCACTCCCTCGATCGCCGCCAGCTCGGCGTTCATCGCCGCCAGCAACTCCATCAACTGCATGATCTCGCACCGGACCTTCCGCGCTTCGGCGGGCTGCACGACGCCATCTTCCAGCGCCTCGCAGAGCGCGACGGACACATCGGCACCTTCCTGAACCTTGCGAGCGAGCAGCTTCATCAAGTTCGCGCCCGCGGCGTCGACCTGGGGGAGCTTGACGAACACGCCGCCCATTTGATGACACAGGCCGCGCAAGATGTGCGGAGAGCCGGATCGCTCAGCGGTCAGCCGCTCCAGCGCGATCAGCACGTCAATCGGCAGGAAGTCTTCTGCCTTGTTCTCGTTCTGGCACTCGCCAAGCCGGCTCTTGCCAAGTCGGCAGAACCCGGCGGCAGCCTCCAGCCCGCCAACACCCTTGATCGCCTCTTTCGTGCGATGCTTCAGGTCGAGCAGCTCCGGCGTCATGCCGCTACCCGCCCGGAAATTTCGCGCTCGTTTCCAGATGACGTTGCGCCATCGGAACGAGCATCAAGCTGCCCATGAGCTTCTACGGTGCGCCCCAGCGGGAAAACGACGTCCTCGGCCGTGATGGCGATGCGCAGCTCTGCCGCCTTCTCCAGCACACGCTGTTGCTTGATGGCCGGGACGCGCCCCGTCGTTTTCCAACTTTGCACTGTTGAGGGAGGCTCATCCAGGTGCTCAGCCATCGGCCTCACGCCACCGAATTTGTCGAACAGGGTTTCCATGGTGAAGCTATGTGCGACAGGTTCGTACAGAAGTCTACGACTTTTTCGCACGGACAGCGTGCGATTTTTTCGCCACACAGCGGCATGCCCGATCTTGGTCCCGTCACCGCTCGCCTGAAGTCGCTTCGTGAGCGCGGGGGGCTTTCCATCCGCGCGATGGCGGAAGCGCTGGAGATACCCGCGTCCTCATACGCGGCCTACGAAGATCCCAAGAAGTTCAAGAAGGCGCTACTGCCGGTGCCTATGGCGACTAAAGTCGCTGACGTCTTAGAAGGTCACGACGTGGCTCGGCACCTGGTGATGGCGCTGGCTGGTATAGCGGCCACCGGCGAGCTGATGGCAGATCCAGAGGATCTCGCCGACAGGTTAGATGCCGTTCTCCTCGACGAGATCGAGGTTGGATACTCCATGGGCGGCGGCGCCGACGTCGCCGACTTCCCAATCGTGCAGCAGGTGCCGTTTAGCCGATCTTGGCTTAGCTCTCTAACGCAGTCTCCGGCATCGGAACTGTTCGTCGCCAGAGGGGACGGCGACTCCATGATGCCCACCCTTCTCGATGGCGATATCGTCATCATCGATCGCGGGCAGCGTACTCTGCGCCAGCAAGACCGGATCTGGGCGGTGTCATACGGCGGCTTCGGGATGATCAAGCGGCTCCGCGCGCTGCCTGATGGCACGCTCCAGATCAACAGCGACAATCCTGCGGTTACCCCCATTACCGCCGTCGATGGGGAAGCATTTCTGATCGGTCGAGTAGTTGCGATCGTTCGCAAGATGTAACTGTACGAAAAACTCGTTTGACAGCGTGCGACGTTTTCGCACATAGGATCGCCCACCGGCCTCTGCCGGAAGGAGCATCCTATGCGTCGCTTAATCCTCGGCCGGATTCTTCCGGCGCTGTTTCCGGTAAATGACACGGGCGAGCAAATCGAAGCCGCTTGCCTGATCCTCACGGTGATCGGCACCGGTTACTTCACCGCTCACTTCATCGTCGCAGGCGTGCGGGCGGTGCTCTCGTGAGCCACCGCGCTGTTTTCATCGCCGCCATCGCGCTGTTCATCGCTCCCGCCCTAGCTGGGGGGCACCTGGTTGACGCACCCGCTACCGCGGTCGAGCCGATCACGATCTATGTCGACAATCGCGCGCCATGCTTCGGCGGTCGGATCGGTCAGGCTCGCGAGAACAACGCGCGCATGACCGCCAACCAGGAAGCGCGCCGCCTGCGGAAGCTCGGCTACCGGGTTCGTGTCGTAACGCTCAGCGCCGGCATGGACCGCACCGCGACGGACATCAACGCCCGCATCTTTACGGCGATCTGCTGATGACCGGGCCTCGCTCCGACGCGCGGCGGGACGAGCCGTTGCTGTTCGTGGAACAGATCTTCGCGTGGCTGTCCTTCAACGATGGACAGCCCGTCCAGCAGGTTGCGCTTCATCTGCGGCGTACGGTTAAGCAGGCACGCGCCATCCTGTTTGGAGGGAAGCTGTGATGCGGCACCCAAATCAGGCTCGGGAGGTTCTGGATCTCTTCAGTGCCGCGGCTGGCGGCTGGTCGCTCGGGATGCACCGCGCTGGCTATCGCACGCTCGCCGCTTGCGAAGTCGAGGCATGGCGCCGCGCCGTCTACGCTGAAAACAATCCTCACGTCAGGCTCTACGACGATGTCCGCACCCTCACCGCAGACCGGCTTCTGGCAGATCTTGGGCGTCTCCCCCGATACGTCGTCGGAAGTCCGCCCTGCCAAGACATCAGCTCGGCAAACACAAAGGGCAAAGGCGTCGGAGGTTCGCGCAGCGGCCTCTACTTCGAGGCCATCCGCATCATCGGAGAAGTCCGCCCTCGTTGGTTCGCTCTTGAGAACAGCGCTAATCTCCGAACTCGGGGCGCTGACGCCGTCATCGATGCGCTGGAGGCAATCGGCTACGCCTGCTGGCCGTGCGTGGTTCGTGCTGGAGACATCGACGCGAACCATGAACGTCCCCGGGCGTGGCTCCTCGGCTGCGACCTTGCACAAGTTACCGACGCCAATGGCCTCGGACGGGATGAAGGACGGAGCGGGGGGCGGCTCGGGCTCGACTTGGCCACTGCGTCAGATCCTCAGCACGCCTCGGGCGTCCGACATGAAGGCGGGTGGCCATGGCGATACGGGTCGGATGGGGTCGGCGCGGCATCAGCTTCAGGTCGCAATGCTCCCAACACCACGAGCCTCGGACGCCGCTCATGGAGCGGAGGTGGCGAAAGCCTCGACGCCGGGGGCGACGGGCGTCTCGTTGGTGACGACGATGCACATGGCACAGGAGACGCTTCCGACGCCGACCAAGCGCGACAAGCGCGACAAGCGCATGGATGCGTGGAGTCCGGCGTACGACAAGCGGAAATCGCCGACGATGGACGCGGTGCTAGATGGGGCGCAGACTGGGCGCGCGCCGGACAAGTGGGCGTACGCCCGCCAAATCGCGGCGCTGCTGACCAAAGCGGGCCTAACTGGTCCCTCGCACACCTTGCCGATCACCTACGGCTGGATGATGGGCTTTCCGCCTGGCTGGCTGGCCAGCGCGTTCAGATCGGCGATGGCAAAGGGCAGTCTGCTGCCAGCCTCATCGTCGAGGCGTTCGGCGACGCCGTCATCCCCCAAATTCCCGAAGCGATCGGCAACGCCATAGCACGCACGGAAGCGGCGCTGGCGATTGTTTACGGACGCGCGGCATGACGCCCGACGACGTCGCCACGCTCGCCCAGCGGATCGCCGAGGAAGAGATCGGCGGCCCGCCGCCCCGCTGCACCGGCCACAAGGCCGACCGCTACAACGCCGCCTACAACGCCGTCGTGAAAGCGACCCTCGCGCTCGGCGGCGAAGGAAGGCTGATCCTCTGATGGCGCTAGTGTATCACGGCACCCCGTTGACCCCTCGCGGCGCGCTGATGGCAGTGGCGGGACGAGCGTTCTGCGTCAGCTATTTTCGCGCGGACAACGTGCATGACGTGGAGGCGATCAGCCCTTTCGTCATGTACGACAATGGGGCGTTTTCCTACTGGATGCAGGCGGTGCGGGCGGGAGCTGACCCGATGAACGCCGGTCGGCTTGATTGGACCAGCTATTACGAGTGGCTGGAGGATCGGCTCTTCGTGCCTGGGCGATGGGCGGTCATCCCCGATAAGCCGGCTGCGCCGTCACAGATGAACGATGGTCTGCTGAACGAGTGGCCGTTTGGACGGTCACTCGGAGCGCCCGTTTGGCATATGGACGGCCCGCTGGATCGGCTCGCCAAGCTCTGCGAGCGCTTCGACCGTGTCTGCCTCGGCTGGATCGGTGATCCAAAAAAGGAGCCAGTCGGCTGCGACGCTTACCGGCGCCGCATGGACGAGGTTGCGACGTTGTTCGGCAACCATTGGCCGGTGGCGCATATGCTGCGCGGAGTGTTGGTGGGCGGCGACTACCCGTTCGCGAGCTGTGACAGCACCAGCCTCGCGCAGAACCACCGTCGCTACCGCCAACCCCTTTTCGCTGGCTTGCCCGACGAGTGGGGCGGCGTGCGTGCCTATGCGGAAAGACTTGAGAGGACCGCCGCCTGATGGCTGATCCACCCTTCACGGGCGACTGGCCGTATTGCGCCTACTGCGCTCTAGAACTGCTCCAAGAACGCCGCGCATCCGTGGCGGCGCAGGTCGAGGACGGACGCATGTCGCAGGCCGAGGCCGACGCCAGCATCGCAGCCGCCCGCGCGATCGTGATGGAGTGGCACTGGATGCTCGACCCTCGCCTGCCCGCGCTGCCGGCCAGATGGGGAGCGGATCAGGACGCCATGCTCGCGCAGCTGCAACGACTCGCGCCATGGGCGCGTCGCCAGTGGGACGCCGCGCCCGAGAACAAGCACCGCCGCGAGCGTGCTCTGCTAGTTGAGGCGCTGCTGTGGCATCAGGATCTGGCCGGGGGCGACATGCCGCGCATCGTGCATTTCGGGCTGCTCGCCCGCCGCAACCCGTCGTGGCGATGGAAGATCGACCCGGCTGAGGACGCCGGCATCTTTCGAGCACTCGGCCTGCCGCTCCGGGCGGAGGTGCTGGCAGCGTGATCCAGGACAACGAAGCTCCTCGTCGTACGATCGTCGCCGCATGGCCTCGACTACTGTCGATCGAGCTGGCGGCGCAATACCTCTCGCTGAGCGCCTCAACGCTGCGCGCGGAGGGACCGGAGCCTAAGCGGCACGGCCGACGCGTGCTGTACGATATCCACGATCTCGATCGATGGGCCGACCGCCTCGACGGTCAGCCACTGGACGATCGCGCCGAAGAAGACGAAGCTGCCGCATTCGAGAAGCGGTGGATGGACAAGAGACGTGCCCGTGGCTGACGTTCCCTACACCTATGTTATTCGCAAGCCGAACGGCCGTGAATACTGGCGCTTCCGACGCGGCCAGCTGCATACCGCCCTGCCCGGCAAGCCCGGCGAGGTCGCATTCCAGAAGGAATACGCACGGCTGCTGGAGCTTTCGCAGGCGCCCGCGCCTACGCCGGCAGCAGAAGGGTCGTTCGCTTCCCTCGTCGCGGCTTACCGGGCGAGCGCCGAGTTCAAGGCGCTACGCGATGCCACGCAGACCGATTACGAGAGGACGCTAACCCTCCTAAAGGATGAGCTGGGCGAAGCGCCCTATCGTCTCGTCACGCAGTCGATGGTGAAAGCCATCCGCGACGACCTCGCCGCGACCCCTCGCAAGGCGCACAAGGTCAAGCAGATGATCAGCCGGCTCTACAGCTGGGCTGGCGAGGAGAACCTGGTCAAGGAAGGCCACAACCCGGCCGCGAAGATCAAGCGCCTGAAGGTGCGCGCCAAGACGATCACCCCGTGGTCCGATAGCGAGATCGCGCTCTTCCTCGCGCACGCACCAGCGCACCTCCGCATGGCCGTCACCTTGATGCTCTACACCGGCCAGAGGGTCGAGGACGTGGCGTCGATGGAGTGGGCGCAATATCAGGGCCGCTTCGTGCGCGTCCGCCAGTCGAAGACCGACGAGACGCTGGAGGTGGCCGTGCATCCGAAGCTCGGCGCCGTGCTCGATCCGGTCAAGATCCGCCGCGGCAGGATCTGCAAATCGGCGAAGGGTCGGCCGTACACGGCCAACGCTCTCCGCAAGGCGATCAGCGACCAGTGCGCGGCGATCGACGGCATGCCCGCCCGATCCTCGCACGGACTGCGCTACGCGGCGGCCGGCATGCTGGAGGAAGCCGGATGCACCGTCGGCGAGATCACGTCGGTGATCGGCCACCGCACCTACCAGATGGCGATGAAATACCTCACCGCGCGCCGCAACAGCGCCGCCGCGATGGCCCGGCTAGGCGAGCGGGCATGAGCGGGCTACCAAAAGTAGTGGAAAGGCGCCTCAGCGTCCCAGCTGTCGATTTTGAACATCCCGCTCGCAGGTGGGCTTTTGACAGTTCTTGCGGCGGCTATGACATGATCAACTTCATAGCCGGCAGATCGTAGCGTTCGGGCGCAAGCGACCGCGTGACCTCCGCCTGTGATCACATCATCAACCAGCACAACAGGGCGCTTAGGAAGGTCGCGCCCTATTTTCACGTTTTCAACGAGAACATCGGGGTCACGAGGCCCTCCATTTCGGGCCTTTGGCCATTCTTCTATCCAGTGAAGCGCATCCACTGCTTGGAATTTCGGCGCATGAATGACAATCGCTTCGGCTAGCGCGCGACCCTTCGCATCCGTTCCAACGGCTACACAGCTAGCGGAGGGGATCGGTACTAGCGATGCGCCGTCTGGATATATCCCCGTCAAAACCGAAGCGGCCCAGCGGCCCCATACATCAAAAGCGTTTGTGGCAAGCGCCGTTGAGATCTTGACCGTTCCGCCAGATGGACGAGGCAGCCAAGCATGCCCGTTTGCTTGCTCGCCTTTTAAAATCTGGATGAACTTATGAGCAACATGTTCAGGGTCGCGCCATGGATGCTCACCTTCGTAGCTGGCATAACCTCCGAATACATGCGCACTCAAAGTCATGAGGGATAAATCTCACCCAGAAGCGATGAGGTTGATTCAAGGATCAACGTGCGCGGCTGGCCTACAAACTTCTCAGGCCATGTTAGTTCTTGGTTCTCAACTACGCTTTTAGCGATCACGAGCCATCGCCCAAGCCTTTGACATTCCGCGGCTTGGTGGAGAGTGCCAGAAGTGTCGGATGCTTCGATGACCACACTTGCATCCGACAACGCCGCCATCGTCCTGTTCCTAGCCGGAAAATTCGAAGGGAAGACCCTCGTACCCGGCTGGAATTGAGAGATGAGCAGGTGGTCCCGGTAGATAGCTTCTTGCAAGGCTTTGTTCTTTGCAGGGTAGGCTTGATCGAGCGGCGTGCCAATCACCGCCACAACCGAGCCTCCCGCTTCGATCGCGCCCGTCAGAGCTTCTGTGTCGATTCCTTCAGCAAGGCCGGACACCACAACCACCCCAGCAGCGGCGAGCTGCCGGCCGAGTTGCCGCGCACGACGTCGTCCGAGGTCGGACGCTTTACGGGCACCGATGACGGCTATGCAGCGATTTGCCAGCAAGGCAACGTTGCCGGCGCAGAACAGGTTGGCCGCAGCGTTCAAGAAATCCATCTGCTTCGGAGCGAGCGTGTCGCGCCCGCCGATCGCAAGCAAGTCGCCGATTGCACGCTGCTCAACGGATACCGGCGGCACGTATTTAGGGCCGCGCGGTCCGCCAACGGCGGGCGCACGGCGAGGCCGATGTCCCTCGCTGTCTACCGTCAT